TTTATTGCTGAACCTATCTTTGCACGTAGCCCAACGCCTATCACACCCGGCAACCGCCGTAAATGTCACTCCGGTCGATAGCGTGTATGGTGCTTCCTCGTATAGCGTAATGACATTTGTGGTTGTGTAGTCGGTAATCTGTATCTCTATGCCGCTGTTGCCGCCGCTTGCGAATGTCAAACTTCCATAGTCGAAGAAGCCGTCAATCTGTCCCGCCGCGTCACCTGTTACTGTGAACGTTTTTTGATTAGTCACCGCGCTAATCGTGCCTGTGCGCGTGTAGACGGTTGACGTGGTAGCTATCTTACACAGAGTCGAACCAAGAGAAGTGCGGCACTCAGGCGTGTAGATAGAGCCTATCGTATTCGATAGTTGCTGGGTAAGTGTTCTAAGCTCAATCTTGGCGAAGTTGTCCTGTATCTGAATTTCACCTAACCGCCCGTATGCGAGTTTTACAATCCCGGTTGCGGTAGACGTATCTTCCCAATTAATTTTGAACGTCCAAATCTGCGCGAAATCCCAAACCCCTGCCCTAAGTTCAGCATCACGGCCAGATGTAGAACCAAACACCATATCAAAGTCGATATTGTCTGCCGTTAGTGCGCTGTTCTGCCGGTAGTCTGAAGGTGTTCCCGCTTCGATAGGCGTGTATGTAGTGCCGTCATAGACGATAGGTTCGTCGTGATCTGTATAGCCATACACCGCACCGTCCCTGCGCTGAATCTTCCAGCACAAGGCCAATGTCTGCACCTCGTTCTCAAGGTGCGCCTGCATCGCTGTGGATACGGTACGCATTAGGTATCAGCCCACTTTAGCTCGATAAGCGGCACCTGAGCCGCGCCCACTTGATAATCGGATAGGTTGACGGATAGCGAGTCGGTATCAAACCGCACCGGCACATCGAACTCGAACCCGGCCTTAATCACAACACCGGCACCAGGAGCAGCACCGAAGTTTAGCAAGCCAAGCGTTGAATCTACCGTAAATGCAGTCGTAACCGTGCCATTGACGCTAACAAGAAGCGATGTTGATATAGGCTTGAGAATCTTGCGCCGTCTAACATAGCTGCCCTGCGTGTACGTCTTATATATCTGGTAGCTCGTAGAGCCGTCAGCCGCCGAAGAAATCACGCAATCACTGCTGTTGATAGTCGCCGTTGTTTTGCATGATTTATAATCGGCATGGTCCTTATACCTGAATCCAACCGCGCGCCCTGCGACAACATGGAAGTAGCTAATAAAGTCCTCAAGCTGTCCGATCTCCTTAACCCCGTAGGCAACATCGTACTCATGGCGCGGATAGCTCCATTGCTGGTTGCGTACCTCGGCCCCTGAGTCAACTACAACAACGTTAGTCCTCCACACCGGCCCCCCGCGCGAGCCGTATGATATATCTTCAGGAAATCTTGGCGCTTCGATAAAATTAGGCATGATTAGCTATTCCTCATCGCCTGCCGGTTAAGCTCCGCAAACAACCCGGCACGCATCGCGCTAATACTCTCCCGGTCCACCCTGCCGTTAGGTGCCGCGATGTTTATGGTGATATTATTCCCTGCACCGCCGCCCCTCGGTATCACACGCTCGCCCTTTTGCAGCACAGCCGGGAACTCGTCGGGCATCAGCCCATTGTGCAGTCTTGGCGCAAAACTAAACGCAGCCGCAGGAATTGACCGCGAGGGACCGCCGCTTGTGCCTGCTATGCCACCAGAATGAAATGGTTGAACGCTCGAAAAATAACCAGGCTTATTGATCGGCAAATTAGCAGCACCGCCACCAAACAACCCCGGCAATCCAGTCATTAGCATACCGAATATCTGCTCGAAGCCTTTCTGCGTTGACATACGAATCATTGACGATATGATACTATTCACCATCGCAGTGAATGCTTTTTCTACCGTCTGCGTGCCTGTAATCATATCCGCGAAAGCATCGCTAAAATTCTGCGCCATGATGTTTGCAGTATCTTTTAGTATCTCCTGTTTGCGCTTCTCATCTTCTATAATCTGTTGGTTGGCCTGCTCATATGCACGCACGCGCTCCATGAGCATCTTGTTTTCTTCTTCAGCGGAACGTATAAAGTCATCTTCAAGCGTTTTAAGACGATCGGCCTCCATCTGCGCTATCTGCCCGCCGCCGCGCAACATAGCCTCCATGCGCTCGTAATTTGAACCTTCGCCGCTGAATACTTTAGACTCTGCAAATTCGTCTGATAGCTTAACTATTTCGGCATTTAGTTTCTCGGCCTCGGCACGCGCTTTCTTAGCCGCTTCCTCTATCCGCTTTAACATCTCCTCGCGGGCCTTGATTATGGCCTCGTTCTGTTCCTTGGTATTCGCAGCATAGTTGCCTTCACGCTCGCGCCATGAGGCCATTCCGCCCCAAACATCGGACTGAAAAGAGCCTCGCCGCTTCAATTCTTCGGATTCCTTCATTCCGAATTGAGGCACAAGATACTTCTTGTTGTATGCAGCCTCCTTAGCAGCAGCGCCCCCTGGTTGAGCCAATCCCTTAGCCTCAAGGGACCGCAACATTTCTATCTCTTGCCATGCTGAAGACTTGCCGGAGGCGTCCTTGCCCTCACGCATATTCTTTAAAATGCCGGAAATCTTCTCAAGAACCGTGACGTAACTGCCAAGCTCGCCGTCTAAAAATGTCGCTATTGTTTTGTTTATTTCAGCCCACAAATCACGATGAGCCGCAACGAGTCTATTAGCGCCTTCAAGCGCACCGCCAGAACTGCCGATCCTGTTTACGAGATCATTTCCTGCGCTCAAAACCGCGTTCATAAACGCTTGTTTTTTCTCTGCATCTGTCAACGCATCTGAAGTTTTACCAAGCGAAGTGGCATAACTCTTGTTAGCTTTGTCAACGTCAACGATGATGCCAAGGTTATCAAGTATCATCCTTGACTGACGCCCTACGCCTTTGCTAATGTCGTTAAACGCCTCAGTAACCGTCTGTCCGGTCTGCCTGCTTGTCGCCTCGGCTATCCGCATCATGTCGGCCAGTTTATCTACAGGTATGCCAAGCATCATGGCTGTACCGGCTGACTTGATTAGATCGGCCTCTGAAACCATTCCGCGCGATACTGCTTTGAGCGATTTTATTACGGCATCTGAACTTGCACCGGCTGAAGCGGCAAGGTTTGTGAACGCTTTTTCCTGTTTGAGTATCGCAGTTCCCTCAATGGCAGACTCAAGCATCTTTTGACCGGCACTAAGCGCAGCATACATAACAGCCGCTTGGCCTATCATCGACTTCATGCCCTGTATAGACTTATTAAAGTTAAGCGAGTCGTAGGTGCGTTGCATCTTCTTAGTGCCTGCAACAGCTATCCCCTGCGCCTTAGCCATGTCCTTTTCGAGCTTGTCTAACTTCGCCCTAATCTCGGCATATACTGAGCCAACCTTTTTAGCCACTACGCTACCTCATATCGCTTGCAAGCGCGCTCTGTATCTTACCGGAAAACACCCTACGCTCACGGTTGATAGCATTTCGCAAGAACTTATAGCCGCTTCTTTTCTGCTTGAAATAGACGGTGCCAAACTCTACAAAATGCGCGTAATAAGTCAGCCGCATATCGCCAGCAAATACAAGCTTGCCGCCATCTTTGCCGTATTTAGACTCAAGCTTTTTTATGCTCCTAAACAACCTCCCTGCACGCCTCTCCTGCCAATCTTTTTTAGTCTTGCCGCGTCTATAGGACAATTCCCCTTTCTTGCGCCTCATGTACGGCACGCGCGCGGATGGGTAGCGATATTGACCGTACTTGCCGATAGGCACAGCGGAACGCGCATAGGCAAATATGCGATGAGTAGAAGCGGCCTCCTCCTGCGTTGCCATTTCCCTGATAAGGTTAATGACCGCCTTGCTGTTCCATTCAACCTTTACGTTTATTGCCGCCATCTTTTTTCACCGGAGCAAGTGCCTGGAACTTGGCTTTTAACGCGTCTGCGCTCTGTTCTTTCTTCTCCAACTTAGCCTCAAGCGCAAAGTAGGCTATCCACTCTGAAATCTCTCTGCTGTCCATCTCCTGCAACAGTCGGCGTTTACTCATGCCCAATTCCCGCGCCAACCTCATCAAAAATAACCGTTCGGGATGGGCCTTCATTCCCCCGATATTTTATCTACGCTCTTATCCGTCAACCCATTCAACTCTGCCGCTGCTTCAAACACCCTCTGCAAAGCAAGGCTTGACTTCTTCTTTAACTCTGCAATATCGTCGGCCTCAAACAATGGCTCTCCATCATCGTCAACCGCCGTTGCGATCACAAGAGCCTCAATCATGTTTTTAGGTAACTTGCCTTTAGGTGTGTTAATTGACTCTTGGAACGCCTGCCGCGCCTCGCCGGTCATGGTACGCACGCGCACGCTGCCGCCCCATTCCGGCACCTCAACTTCTGCGGTCTTCAGGTCTTTAGCCTTTAGAATTTGCTCCCGTTTCAACGCCATAATAAAAGCCCCCCTTAGCCATTAGATCGCACTTGAATATGTGACCGCTCCCGTAATCTCGATCACACAGTTAGCCTTGACTGCATCATCTACGGCACCGCTAACGCTGAACCCCAACACGTAACCATCAAAAATAGCCTTAGTCT